GCCCGCTCATACTCCCTTTGCTGCTCCTCCTGCTCGCGTTCGTACCGCTTTTCAGCCGCACGCTGCGAATAGAGCTCCGCAAGGGACGTAGAGAGTCTTTTTGTTGTATCTGCCATAGAATGCACCTCGTAGTCTGTTACCCAAAGAACTTGTTATAGAGCTTCGTGTAGTGGTCTCCGTAAGAGTTTTTGCGCTTCTGAACAAGGTAAACCTTGCCGTCTTTCTTATAGTAAATTTGATTACGCACACCAAACACGGAACCGTCCGCAACATCACTTGCAAGGCTCTTGATAGCTGTGTCCGTAACCTCACCGCCCGACTCAATGCGGTACTTATCCCCGCTGTCATCAATAAGCGAGAAGTTATTGCCGACATCGTTCATGTCCGTAGAGCCGAAGATCCACCAACCGCCGTCGTTGTTGAATTTAACGTCGTTGGTAACGACCTTGTAAAGCCTGTCATAAGTTTTTTGCAACGCTTTTTTATTTTCCTCGCTCGTCCACTTGTTGTTGATAATCTTGTCAAGCTGCTTTTTCGCTTCGGTTGCAGACATACTGCCCGAATTGAAAAATGCGTCGGAAGTGTCGATTTGCGAGTTCCATTGCTCTTTCTGTTTGTTGTAATCTGCGTCGCTGATCTGCCCGCTTTGGTGCAGGTCGTCGATTTTGTCCGTATCTTCGGTCGCCACATCTCCGCTTTCGACAAGTTCTTTGCTGTACTGCGCCATGAGCTGATTATACTGTTCCTGCGAAATGGAGCCTGTATTGAGTAGTGTCTCCAAGTACGAAACATCGAGGTCTGCGCCGTAATCGGAAATCATCTGCAAAGCCTCTGTATAGGACAGAGACTGCTGATCCGATTTATATTTATCCGCCGCCGCCTGCAACTGCGAAATTTGTACTTCATCGAGCCCGTACTGCGCGCCGAGCGAGGCAATCTGTTCGGAGGTGTACTCGCCCGTATTTGCCGAAGTAAGCAACGCAGCATAATACTGCTTTTTCTGTTCTTCCTCGGCTTTTGCCTCCTCTGCTTTTTGCTGCTGATACTGCGCGAGCTTTTCGGCGTTATCCTGCATATTTTCAGCGTAAGAGAGCTCCGCATTGAGCTTGTCGGAGTTCGCCTGCTGTTCCGCCGCGAGCTTTGTTGCCTCTGCCTGCGCGTTTGCGTTCTGCGTCTCCGCTCTCTGCGTGGCGTAAGCCTGCTGATTGAGATAATCGCTGTACCCGCTGCCCGAAAGTCCCATAGCTGCGAGCTGCTCCGCGTTCGCTCCATAGGTAGCTTTGTTCTGTTCGTAGCTTGACCGTGCGTCGATGACAGCGCGCTCGCGTTCCGACTCTGCCTGCTGCAAGGCGTTCTGCTTGTTCTGCTCTATTTGAGCATTGAGCTTGTCGAGCTGCTCCTTGTAAAAGCCCTCTTGTTTGAGCAAGAACTCCTCGTATGTATCGACCTCTCCGCTGCCTGTCGTAGAGCCTCCCGTTGAGCCTGTGGAGCCCGTTGTGCCTGTTCCGCCCGATGTATCGGGGGAGCTTTCCGTCGGTGTCTGCTGCGGTGAAGCGGCGGCGGCAAGCTGCTGTCCGTAGGTTATCGGCGCGGTAGGCTGTTGGGCGGCGGCGTTCAGAAGATTTGCGGAGTATGACGTGTCGGTTTTTTCCTTAATCTGCGGCATACGCTCCACGTTCGGGTTGCCGAGAACAACACCCTCGTTTGTTACTCCGCCTGTACCTGCGCCTGTGCCTCCCACGGGCTGTAAATTCACAAGATTATCTCTGTACGACAAGTTCTGCGGCAAGGAAACCTGCGGGTTTGAAACGCCGCCTCCGAGAAGATTGTCGCTGTACGACGTGCTGATCGTGCTCTTCCTTTTCGTCCCCGACGACGATCCGCCGCCCCCGAGATTTGCCATCGAAATTTTATTGCTGACCGCCATTTGCCTGTCCTCCGTTATTTATTTGAGCCATAAGGTACGACTCGTAAGCCGTCCTGTTCTGCTTTTCTGTTTCGAGGTCTTGCTGTGCAGCCGCCGCCTGCTGCTGTGCGAGCAGAAGCTCTTGCTGCCGCGCGATCTCGTCCCTGATACGCTCCACATTCTCATGCGCCCACGGGTAATGCGCCTGCTCCATGTTCTGCCAAAAGATAAGCAGCGTCTGCGGGAGCTGCGGGTTGCCGTATGCGCCCTGCTGAAAGTTCTTTCTGTTCTCCTCCCATAAGAGCTCGCGCTGCTTGTCAACGTCGATTGAGGCGTCGGCAGAGAACAGATACTCGTCGTTGTAATACCACTCTCCCGCCTCGTCGCGCTCGATGAAGTCGTAGCGATTGAAAATGAGGTTTTGCATACGCCCCTGCGCGTCCTTATACGTCGCAGGACGCGGCTCGTCGGCATATGCGAGATAATACTGAAAGATAATCTGATCTATCTCTGCATACGCGGCGTTTTTCATCTGCCGCTTGCTGTCAAGGCGTCCCGCCGCAAGCTGTACCTGAATCTGCTTTGCCTTGCCGCTTTGCGCGCTTGAATCGTACTGCCCCTGAAAGCTGTCCGTAATGCCGAGAATACGCTTTGCCTGATCGTAGAGCCGTTCAGCCTGCGCGATGTCGCGGGAAATATCGACCTGCAAATCGAGCTTCCCGAACAGCTTGAAATTGCTCTGATTTGCGCGAAAAACCTTTTTGAAAATAGAGTTGTCGTATTCTATCGACGCGTCATCGGGAGCAATAGGATAAACACCCGCGCCGAGCAGCTTCTCGTTGATACGGCTCTCAATTTTGTTGATAGCCTGCTGCTGCGGACGAATGAACTCACAGTCCGATTGCCCGAGCAGGCTATCCTCCTCCGAGGTATTCTTGCGAATAACGATAGGCAGAATGTTCGGCGTATAGAAAGGCAGTTTTGTCGGCTGCATTTTCGGCACCTGCACGTCCACAAGCAAAGGCAGGAGCATGCCGCTCGAATCATCGAAAATCGGCTGCCCTGTTTCGTCCACCGCCTGTTGTTTGACGGTTTCCATGACGACCTGCCCGTCCTTGATGACTTCGCACTCCGCAGGAATGACGGAGCCGTCCGAACGCTGAATATCGCGCACGACCTCCTCGTAGTCCTCGTCTTGCAGCTCGTAATCGGGTTTTTCGCAGGTGCAGAGCTCTTTGCGCTTCCCACACTTCTTGCAGACGTACCGCTTACGGGCGAAATAGTCCTCGACGTCCGAGAGCTCCGTATCTCCCGACCAAATGTACTGACATACCTTGTCTGCGTCGTTCTTGTAATAGCAGATATACAGCGTCGCAGTCTTATCGTCGGCATTGTCGTCGTTCTCGCCCTCGTCCGCCACGTCGAAAGTAACGCCGTACTTGCGCACGATCTCCTCTTTCGTCGTCTCGAACTGAATGAAGCAGTATTCCATGTCCCTGACGTCATAAACGCTCGGCTGCCCCGTAAACCTCTGCGGCGAAAGGCAGCTCACGCGCACATCGCCGACCGTGTTATGCGTGGTAATCGAATTGTCCCACTCGATGAGCCACACGGAGCCGCCGTAGATCGGGTTGAAACGCTCGTCCATGTCGTTGAGCTTTTCAAACGGCAGCTCGTTACGCTTGTTTTGGAGCAGGGTTTCAACGCTCTTTGCGTTCCGCTCGTTCTGTTCACTCCACATTTTCGGCGATACAGACGGGTTAGGCAGGTAACTTGTAACCTGACTTTCCACAAGCTCGTAGGTTACATTGCGCACCTGCGAAGCGTCCACATCGGAGCCGTCGATTTTAGGGCTGCCTTTGTACTGTTCGAGGTGCTGTTTGAGCTTTTCATAGAACACGTCCGCATTTGCGCGCGCGTCATCGTACAAGTCCTTGAAAAAGGATAATTTCGTGTTTCCGTTCAAAGTAATTTTCATAGCAATGGCTCTCCATACCGTTTAATGATTATTTGCCGTTCCTCCTCGCTCGCGTTCAGGTAGTCCTCCATGATGTCGGGACGGTACTTGACTTTTTTCGGAGCTTTCGGCTGCGGCGGCTGCGTCCAATAGATTGCAAAGTAACGCAAGGCGTCGGGTGCGTGCGTAAGTTCGTGCGGCTCTTTTGCCGCGTCCTCGGGATCTTTTTCGTCGATGAGGAGCTGCGGCAACGTGC